GGTCCCGCACGAGGCGGTCGTCATACCGCACAAGTCAACGGCCGACCTGGCGGGCGAGGTCGGGCGACTGGCCGCCCGGATAGGCCACCGCAAGACCCACGTGGAGTGCACGTGGCCGTTCCTCTACGTCGCCCCGGTCGTCGTAGAGCGCCAGGTCTGGTGTGGGTTGAACGCGGACGACTTGCGGGGGTCGGCCAGGGGCGTGGCGATCAGGTATGGGAAAGACCCGCCCGCATTCCGCCGGAAGCGGCGAGAACTCATGCGCGACCCGGCGACGTCTGCGTGGCAGCACATCGAGATGGTGTTCGCAGATCACGGCAAAGAGCTGGTCTCGCCGTACCGCGACTCGGAAGTCGTGGATTTTTTGCTCCGCTTCTCGTGGCAGGAGCTAAACAGGCCGAAACAGAAGATGCCGGCGTTGCTCTCGTTCGCAGACGAGTTCAGGAAAGCAGCCGTGTACAGGAGAAACGACAACTTGCAGTGCGGCTCCGGCATCAGGGAGTACGCGGCGCGGATGCTGGCGGACCCAGTAGTCAACGTTAGAAACAGGAAAAGCATGGCCGGTTTGTACAAGGACCTTGGAGGCCAGGATGGAAGACCAAGTGATGCCTGATAGGCGATGGGAGTTCGACGACGAAGTGACGCGCGTCTTCGACGACATGCTGCGGCGCTCGATCCCACAGTACGAGGTGATGCGCCGGGCTGTGTTCGACGTGGCCTGCCGCTTTCAACAGAACCACACCGACGTCGTGGACCTGGGGTGCAGCCGGGGCGAGGCCCTGGTCCCGCTGGTGGATAGATTCGGGGCGCTCAATCGCTTCTGGGGCGTGGACGTGAGCGAGCCGATGCTGGAGGCGGCGCGGGAGCGTTTCAAGGGCTACGTCAATGCCAGGGTGGTCGAGATCAGGGAGTGCGACCTGCGCCGAGATTACCCGCCCGTATCGGCCAGCGTCACGTTGTCGGTGCTGACGTTGCAGTTCACGCCGATCGAGTACCGCCAGCAGATCGTCAGGAACGCATTTCAGCATACCCGTCCGAATGGTGCGTTCGTGCTGGTCGAGAAAGTCATCGGCGCGAGCGCGGAACTGGACGGGTTGATGATAGAGGTCTACCACCAACTCAAAAGCGAGAACGGCTACAGCCAGGAGCAGATCGAGCGCAAGAGGTTGAGCCTCGAAGGCGTCCTGGTCCCCGTCACGGCCAGGTGGAACGAGGAACTGCTAAGGACGGCAGGGTTCACTTACGTGGATTGCTTCTGGCGGTGGATGAACTTTGCCGGGTGGGTGGCGGTGAGAGAGTGAGAAAAGCGCCGAGGCCGCAGTACGCGGGTGCTGCCCCTGCTCCACGGGGCGGCGGGGGTCTTGAGGGAGGAGTAGGCGCTTTTGTCGTAACGTGCGTCAAGAGGTAGGCGGTGGTGTGTCTGGCAAATTTACCTGGGATTACGACGCTCCCCTGGCCCGTGCGCCGGGCGAGACGCGTAAGGCCAACGACGCCTTGCGCGATTACTGGCTTATGGGTTCGGGTCGCAGTTTGCGCAAGCTACACCAGACATACACCAAACATGCACCAGGAGAGCCGCCAACCCGGCACTTGCGCACACTCAAGGGCTGGTCGGCCAAATACCAATGGCAGGCGCGCATTGACCGCGCCAAGGAACTGGACGACGCGGCCAACCAGGCGCAGTGGGCGCAACGCCGTCGAGAGGTGCGCGAGAGCGACTGGAAAGACGGCGACAAGCTACGGGACAAGGCGGGCGAGCTCCTGGACGAGCTATCGCGTTTCAAGCGCACCACCGAGAGCGAGGGCACGGACCCCAAGACGGGAGAGAAGGTACGCATCATCACCGTCGGTCTGAGCGCCAACTTGAACCAGATCGCGGGCGCGCTCAAGGCGGCCAGCGGGTTGCAGAGACGGGCGGCCGAAGTGCTGCCGCCGACGCAGCGACACGAGATCACCGGACGGGACGGCGGCCCGGTGACGCACAAACGAGAGACGGATTGGTCGGGACTGGACGATGACGACCTGGATCAACTCATCCTTAACCTACAAACGGCGCTTGACCTCGGCGCTGCTGGAGAGACGCCAGCGCCAGCGGACGAGCGACCAGACGGAGCAGAGCCCGATGGACCTGCTCACCTGGACGATGCTGCACCGCCGCCTACTGGCGCCGGATAAACGCTTCGACCTGGCGCGACACCCTTACCTGGTGGACGTCTACGACGAGACGGCCAAGGAACTGGTGCTCTACAAAGGCGGCCAGATCGGGGTTTCCGAGTACCTGGTCAGCTACGCCCTCCACGCCGCCGACTTGCGACGGGCCACGGTGTTGTACGTCTTTCCCACGGACACCCACGTGTCGGACTTTTCCAGCGCCCGCATCGGCCCGGCCATCGAGGCCAGCGCCTACCTGGACGGCATCGTGGTGGAGGGGGGCGCGGCCGGCGGCAAGCGGGGCGCAGACCGCGTCACGCTCAAGCGCGTGCGGGACCGCTTCGTGTACATGCGCGGCGGCCAGGTCAACCCCAAGGGCCAGGCCCCGCAACTCAAGGCGGTGGACGCCGACGTGTTGATCTTGGACGAAGTGGACGAGATGGATCCGCGAGCGCCCACCATCGCCCGCAAGCGCCTGGGCCACAGCGTCATCGCCGAGGAGCGATGGGCCAGCACGCCCACCTACCCCGGCCACGGCATCCACGTCCCCTGGCAGGACAGCGACCAAAGGGAGTGGAACGTCCGTTGCGACGCCTGCGGCGAGTGGCAGCCGCTCACCATTGACCAGGTGGTCGTGGAGTGGGACCCATTGGGCCGGCCCGTGGCCTGGAACGGCCAGGACGAGGGGCGCGCCTGGGTCGCCTGCCGCAAGTGCGGGGTCGAGCTGGATCGGGCGGGTGTGGGCCAATGGGTGGCCGCCTACCCCGGCCGGGACGTGGTGGGGTATCACCTCACCAAGTTGATCGCCCCGGTGGTGGACTTGCTGGCCGTCGTCAAGGCGCTGGACACCACGGACGAGACGGCCCGCAAAGAGGCGTACAACCAAGACCTGGCCGAACCCTACACGCCGCGCGGGGGACGGCTCACCGACGAGACGCTGGACGACTGCCGGCGAGATTACGCCCACGGCCCCGTCTTTGGCGAAAAGGCCGTGATGGGCGTGGACGTGGGCAAGGTGCTCCACGCGGTCGTGCGAGGGGCGGCCGACGGGGAGACGGGCGAGCGGCCCCAACGGTGGGCGGGAGAGGTGGAGGGGTTCGAGGCCCTGGGCTTGCTGGCGCGCCGGTTCGACGCGGGGCGCGTCGTGATTGACGCCCTCCCAGAGACGCGCAAGGCCAGGGAATTCCAGGCCTCTTGCGCGCCCGGCCTGGTGTGGCTGGCGTACTACACCACCCAGCGCGTGGGGTCCAAGCGCGCCCAGCCGGTGCAGTGGGACGCAGACCAGGGCGTGGTCAACCTGGATCGCACGCGCACTCTGGACGCCACCCTGGCCCAATTTTACGACGGGGTCAACACCCTGCCGGCCCACGCGCGGGACGTTCGCGACTACTACGACCACCTCAAGGCCCCGGTTAGGGCGCTGGAGGACGGGCCGGGGGGGCAAAAGATAGCGCGTTACGTCAGCGGCGGCGACGACCACTACGCCCACGCCGAGAATTACTGTTACGCCGCGACGCTGTGCAAGACGGCGCCGCCGCCCGTGGCCCACAGCCGCACGGTCAGCGCGCGGGGGATGCTTGGATAAGAGGTGAGGAGATGACGTGCGTCGTCGGACTGGTAAAGAGCGGTGTGGCATACGTGGGCGCGGACTCCGCCTCGGTCTGCGGGTACGAAACGCGGGTGACGCGGCTGCCAAAAGTATTTCGGCGAGGCGGGTTTCTCATTGGATACACCAGCTCGTTCAGGATGGGCCAACTATTACAGTACCAGCTAGACGTTCCCTTGCAAGGTGGAGAGCCCGACGACGTCTACATGGTCCAAACGTTCGTTGAGGCAGTGCGGAACTTGCTAAAAGACCACGGCTACGCCCGCGTTGAGAACAACGTAGAGTCGGGCGGCGCTTTCCTGGTGGGATATAGAGGCAGGCTGTACTCGGTGCAGTCAGACTTTCAAGTCAACGAGACGGCGGACGGATTCGAGGCCATCGGGGCAGGGCGGGAGTACGCGTTAGGAGCAATGAGAGTGTTAAAGCACCTTGGCCCAAAAAAGCGAATCAAAAAAGCCCTCGAGGCTTCGGCCCACTTTTGCAACGCAGTGGCAGGCCCGTTCCGGGTCGTGAGCGAGCGGGGTGGCTGACGTGGGGCTCATCGATCGTTTCACGGCGCTATTTCGCAAGCAGACGCCGCAGCAGGCCAAGACCACGAGCGACGAGGTGTCCAGGCCCTCGCGGCCGGCGGCCTCGCTCAACCGTTTCAAGGCCGAGCGCACCCGGCGGGAGATCGTCCGGGTCTGCCGCCAGATGTACGACGAGGACCCCCGCGCAGAGGGCGTGCTTTCCACGCTTGCGCGGGACGCCACGCGGGGCGGCTTTCAGGTCAGCGTGTCGGACGGGCCGGACGTGGAGCGAGCGCAAGGGGTGGCAGACGACCTGATCAAGCGGCTGGGGCTATTCCAACGCCTGGACGACTGGGCGCGGTTGTCTTTCCGGGACGGTGATTCGTTTCTGGAGCTTTCGGTGGACGGGGACGGGTTGGTGGTGGACGTCACGCGCAAGCCCACGTTGGAGATGACCCGCA